TATCTGATGTGTAAGAATGGTCTTTTGATATTTTGACCAAGTTGTTGATCATAAACAGTAGAAGTTCCAGCAGGAACTAATACTCCTTCAATATCACCAAAACCTCCACGAGTTGACCAGTCATTTAAATATTTCCAGTCAGTTTTGTAAAAGTCATAAGATCCTCTTCTATACCCAGTAAAGCCTAGATTAAGAGCCATGTCAGCGCTGTTATTAAATACTCCATAAGAAGTACCTTTTGTAGCACCGGCAGCTCCACCATAATTACCATTTTGCATAGCAAGAATGTCATCAATTTCTAAAGAAAGTTCTCTATTTAAGAAAAGCATGTTTTCTTCAATTGAACCTTGTTTATCTAATTGCTTAAGTACCGCATCAAAATCAGTTAGAGTTCCATTACCAACCCCAGCAGCCGCTTGACCACCGAAACCAGTATAAACATTTCCTCTTGCTTCTAGAGCAGAGAAGAATCCTTCAGTACCTCTAGCATTTTGAGCAGCTAAACTACCGCCATAGGTTCCTAGTGCAATTGGAACAGGAACACCATTAGTCCCCATTTTTACACCTTCAACCATAGACATTTCTAGATAGTCTTCCCATCTTAGTCTTACTTCATGCTCTGATTTAATATACCATAAATATCCACTAGCACCATTTTCAGAAGTAACTTCAATCCAACCGATCTGAGCTGTGTCAGAACCACTGATTTGATAGTTTTCTTTTAAAATGATAGGTGCATTAGTAAATGTAGCATATCCTGGATCTAAGCTATCAGTAAAGTTTCCAGTACCTTTAGCAAATTCAGATCCGTAAGCAATAGCAGTAACCTCTTGTGCGGCAGTAACACCACCGTGCGAAAGATAAGACTTAATTTGAAATTGCTGTCCTGATACATTAGTACAAACTCCTTTTATTACTTCTCCAGTTCCACCAACAGCTGAATTAACTGCAGTTTGAACTTGGATCATAACCGTTTGTCCTATTTTAAAGTTACATGCCGTTGTAGCTACTGAACTAACCCCTAAACTAGTAGGTTGGTTCGCAGCAGGTATGTTAAAGTTAAGTACGCCTCCTGGATTTGCGTTTGCTACAATTGCAGCAGCCGCTCCAGCAGCTGGCATAACACCAGCACTTCCTTGTGGAAGACAGTTAGCATATCTTGTGTGTAATCTTCCTTGCTCAGTCCAGATTATTTGATCTGAAGTAGAAGGCATCTCAGCAGAAACCATACGAAGAAAAGAACCGATAGATCTGTTACCATATCTCTCAACTTCTTTTTCGTACACGTCTGGTAAAAATTGTTGTGTCCATTGATCGAAAGCCGCAGCTGTGAAATCAATGTAATTACCGGAATACAAAGTTTTAGTTTGCGTTGGTTGCAATGCAGCCGGTACACCACTTGTAAAAGCCATGTTGTTTTGATTTTAAGTTATTATTATTTCCATTTAATTCGCAATTTATCAGAGGAATCTCCGGAGACAACTCTAATTTGATCACCACTTTTAGTTGTAATAGAGGAACCATCTTGTCTAGGATCCATGTTTATATTTTTAGCTACTTTAGCAGAATTTTTTATAGCGTCGGCACGGCCTTGCTCATAAAAATGATTCGCTAGTTTATCTGCATTTTGTGCTGCAAATATAGCTTTATGATAATCATGGACTTTAGAAATAGTTCCATCTTTATTAGTATAGTGATTTAAAAAATTAGTTATATCTGATTGAGATTCTTTAACTTTGCTAGTATTATCCACTTTAAATCTGTACTTGTTTTCTCCTACCTTAAAATCAAAACCTTTGAATTCTTCGTTAAAAACACTGTTAGTTTCTTTTAGGAAAGCAGATTTAGCTAAGTTAGCTTGCTCTTCATATTGCTTAGAAGTATTATAATACTCTAATGCTTCTTTATATTCGGGAGCAATATTTTTTTCTTTTGATCTTAACTTAAGATCAGTATAATATTTTTCCCTTGTTGTTTTAAGAAGTTCTTGAGCATTAAATACTTCTTCTTTAAAGGCCAATTGCTTAGCCTTTATGTCAGACGGGTCATCCGCCTCCGAATCGTAGGCAAAGTTTTTATCCATTAAAAAATTGATATCCTCTTTGTCAAGATGCGGTTTAGTGTATTCGTAGTATTCTTGTAAAAGACTTACATTGTCTATTTTGGAATAGTCACGATTAAGTTTTGCATAATCATCAACTGTTCCTCCAGTTTCTTCCATAAACTGTACAAGTTTTTCTACTCCTTCAGGAAGCTTTGGTTGTTTTTCTTCCTGTAATATTTTTTGTTCTTTAACAGGAGTTTCTTTCTTTTCCTGTTTAATTTGTTCTTTAGGCTCCTCTGTAATAAGCTCTAAAGGTGAATCAGAAGCACTTTCTTCTTTTAATACTTCTTCCTTGTTTTCAGAGATTTTATCTTCCTTACTGGACTGTCCCCGCAATGCCACCTCGGTTTTCTCCCCGCTTTCAGATCCTTTTTCTCCTGTATCTTGCAAGCTATCAGTTGTTTTCCCTTGTATGGCATTTTTTTCTTCTTTTTTAGGTTCTTCTTTAATTTCTTTTTTAGGTACTGGTGGTTTATCTACATTAATTTTGTAAACACCATCTTTTTGTAATCCATAAGCAGGATCAACTTTGCCTTCTTCAACAGCTTTCTCTAAAACTGCCGCTTCCTTTTTAGCTGGAGTAACTATATCGGGATTTATTTCACCAACATCTTTAACTTCAACCTTAGGGGTTTCTTGCACTTCTTGTACTTCTTTTTCTTCCATAATTGTATATAATAAAATAATTGTTTAAATATTAAGAGGCCTCGAAACGCCCCATGTCAAATCCTCCTAAGGTATCATTACCTTTAGATTCAAAATCTTTTGTGGGATTATCTGTATTAGGAGCCCCACTTAATTTGCCACTAGTTTTAATTTTAGTGTCTTCTCGGATAAGCTCTCTTTGCAGCATAGATTGATTACTTCTTTCTGCTAACTCCATCTGAGATTTTAATTCAAGTTCTTTTAATTGAACATTTAAATTGAATTCATATTGCATTAATTCCTTTTTAGCGCGAGTTTCGATTTCCATTTTTTTAATATCCATTTCATTCTCAGCTGAAGATAATTGAATTTTAGATTCGGTTTTTACTTGTTCTGCTTGTACTTTCACTTCTTCAAGTTTTTGTGCTTGTTCGCCTTGGGCTTGAGCCTGTGCGGCACTAGCTGCTTGGGCTTGTGCTTGATCCACTTTTTGTTTAGCTACTCTTCTAAATTTTAATAATTGATTAGCTAATTTAGTGTTTTTTACCTCTCTAATATCAATAGCATCTTCTAAATGTATACTATCTTTAGAAAGAGCCACCTGTATATTATTTTCTAGGAGTTGTTTTTCATTTTCATCAGGTTCTAATTCTAAGAATATACCAAAATCATGGAGATTAAGGTTTCTTAATTCCTCTAAAGATCCTACAGAAAACTGTCCAATAGCATCTATAAACATTTCTTTAGTGGGATGATATTCTAATACATCTTTAAATCTTAAAGAAATAGCTTCTGCTAAACAAGTGGTAATGAACATACTAGACTGCAGAATATGTCTTGTTGCAACATTACTATTTGCAGCTGCTAATTTTTGTACACCTACTAAAGAATATTGGTCAGGATCAGCAGCATCCCTTGCTTCATTTAATCCCGTAACATCACGCATCATTTGTATATACTGATTATATGCACCAATTAATACCTGGATTTGATTACCGCCACCGCCTGGTAATTCTTGAATAGGTATACCACCATTATTTCTTTCTCCTTCCACCGTTAATGATCTACCTATAATAGATCCTGTTTGGAAGTACATATTTAAAGCCTCCTGAGGATTATAATTAGTTCCATTACCTAAATCAATCTCTGCCAAACCATCAGCATCTACATATACACCTGACGGTGTCATTCTTTGTATTGCTTGTTGTAATTTTAAATGAGTTAGTTGGATAAGATCTGCATATGCTGTCATTTTAGAAACCAGAGATGTTATATTGCCTTTATATAATCTTGGGGCACTAACAACATAATTTAACATCACTTTGTTAATATTAGCCAAAGGCCTAACCATATTAGACGCTTTTTGCCATTTTAATAGAGTATCGGTTCCTAATACTAAACACCCTTCGTATATTACTTCTCTTGTTTGTTTTACTTTTTCAAAACGAGTTCTTTTATCTTTTGGGGGATTAAAACTATCATCCTTTTTAATTGCTTTTTCACCGCCGGAGGGTATTTCTTTAATTTTATATACATCATGTTCCCATGTTTTCCAATTGAAATACAATACCGTTAAGGTATTTTTTGCAGCTAGTTCACTATTATTATAGTAATTATAGGTAGGATCATTGTAATCATTCCAATTAGAACCTCTATTAACTAGTTCCTCTATTTCTTCATTAGTTAAAGCAGGAAATTGTTTTTTAAGCTCATTTACTTTTATTGTTTTTACTTCACCAAAGTAATAACAATCTTGAAAATTAGGATCTTCTGTATAAGACCAAACTAAATTAGCAGGATCTACATATTCCACTACAACCCCATCAGTATTATTAAAGCCATGCTTTACAGCACCTATACCTAAAGTTGTTAAATCATAATCAATGCGCTTCTTAGTTTCTTCATATTTATTAGATTTAAAGATATTATCAATAGCCTCCTCTTCGGCCATTTCAATTCCTTGCTTATAATTTAATTGCATATAAAGTTCTAACTCTTCAGTATTAGCGGGCAAATCATTTACTGCAAAATTCCTAGCACTTACACCTAAAGTTTGTTCTATATTTAATAATAAATCAGCAGTATTTAAATCTTGTTGTACATCATTAACAAACTTAGTTCTTCTTCCAGTGGCTAATGTATCTTGGCCCACTGCTTTTATAGAAAATAGCCTATCTTGCATACCATTAACTACTATATCTACAAATTTTGGAATAATAGGAACTGGTTTCCAATCTAAATTAAGATAAGATAAATCTCCATTAACAGCAAATTCATCTTTATATTTTCTAATAGATTGTTCCCCTCTAGCATATAATCTAAGTCTATGTGCTTCCTGCCTTGAGTTAAAAAATTTTCCAATGCCATTATTATCTTTATTAAACCACTCTTGCTCAATAGCTCTTCCTACTGCTAAACCATATGTTTCGGTTTGCTTCTCTTTATCGGAGACTGCTTGACTTGGAAATTGTGTTAGAACTTTCCCTTTTAATTTTGCCATATTTATTTTATTAACTCGCTTTGATAGCCTTCATTCCTGTATTTTGAAAACTCGAAATCCAACTTTTTAACTGTTCTATCTGTATTAGGTTTATATAAATGTTTTCGACAAGCCATTATAGCTAAGCCGCTACTTATAGAAGCATCAAAAGATGTTCTTCGTGAAATATCAAATCGTGCCCAATCTTCTAAAGTACGTTGAAAATACATATTGCCGTATTCTTCATTATTTTTACCAATATATTCTTCTATATAAGATTCAATTGCTGATGCATGCGCCTGCTTTATATCTTCAGAAGTATTTGGAATACCCCCTAATTCTAATTCTGTTTTAGACAAATTATTTTTACGTTTATCGGGGCGGTTCATAGAGAATCCTCTATATCCCCTCCTTTTAAAATGATAAAGTAGTCTAGGTTTATTATTTTCTGCTAATAATGGCATTCCATAAAAAATACAAGCCATTAATACATCTTCAAAAAATATTTCTGCTGTTTGTGGTCGTGCAATATATTCTAAAAAAAACTTAGTATTAGGAACATCACTAGTCATAGTGAAAGCTGTAAGACCGTGTAAAGATCCATTTGAACCTCCACCCCCTACAGTACCAGAAATGTCATAAGGATCACAACCAAAAGCTCCTAATCCATCATTACCTGGATATTTTACACCATTTTTTTCTATTATATTATTTTGTAAATTTGTGGGAGGCAACCAGGATATTCTAAATCTACCATTCTGAGTAGGAACCCATATAACCTCTTTATCTTTTATTCCGCCTTTCCAAGAAAAAGCTCCTCGAATTACGTGGCCACTAAATTCCATCTCTTCATTATAATCTATTTGTTCATAAATTTTAGTAAGATTAAATAAAGAATTAAGGGTTTCATCTCTAAAAGCATGTTTTTCAGACCTTGGAAATTGTCTATAATATTCGTTTAAAGCATCAGAGTCTCTTTTTAACCCTTCCACCTCATTTTCCCAGTGTTTAATAACTCCCGAAAATATTGGTTCACCATCAATTCCTTCAACCGGTTCTGATGGTGTGTCGAATACAGGGTAGCCATACTTATTGATAAATCCTTCGAATCCCCATTCCATAGGTAAGAACAAAGCATATAATCCACTTGAAGTCTGGCCATTGCGATTTCTATTTGTGACATCAGAATTATTATATAATTTTTTAAAATGATCTCCACCTTTATCTAAAGCATTAGATGTAGAGCCCATCATACATTTGCCTACTATTCTGGAGCCGAGCCTGAGACACGTTTTCGTGACCCTCCAGTTGTTGAGGATATTGTCGGGCCTCTCCCATTTCCCCGATTCATCATGGACGAGGAGTTGTAATTTCTCCCCATCATAGGAATTGTCTCCTGTGTTCTTCCAGTCGATGGTCGTATCCAATCCGTCCTGTATCTCCTCTTCGGGGGATCCGGTGGATCGAAGCGTGTTTCGTGTGAGTCTTCTTGAGGGAACTTTATACGAGAGTTCCGTTTTGGGACGTTCCATACCGTCCTGGATTGGTTTAAAGAAGAAGGGATAATTGGTTGATATTGGTACCACCTTATCTGTAAACATCTTTTTAGCATCTGCTCCAGTTTTAGATAAGATCCCAAACCTAGAGTCTTTTGAAGTTGTAGCTTGGTTGACACACTCAGATGAGGCCATAAAACTAAATCCAGACCTTCTATTCTTAAGGTAGCACATTCCGTAACAGCGTCTATCAGCCTTGCATGCTTCCCAAAAATAAAAGAATATTCGATTTGCTTGTCTAAAATCAGGTGATCCCACGTCAATTTTTGTCCAGTTGAGGTAGATATAGTGTGATCCTGTAATGTAACACGGCTCACCGTTGCACATGAACCAGTAACCATCGTTACGATAATTGAACTCAGTATCAATATATGTATAATATTGATCTTTAACATTTTCTGGATAAGTTTGGAAATCATATAATGTTTTTATTCTATTAAGTGACTGAGGTCTTTCCCTTTTAATAAAAACTTGATTAGCCTTTTTTAAATTATGGCCATCAATTTTTTTAGGAGTTTGAGGTATACCTACCTTAAGACCTTGTATTTCATATATCTCACCTAAAGTACCATCTTTACTAATAATAACACAATCTAAGTCGTCGTTATATCCGTACTTAAATTTTTTTTGTTTATTATTTTTTTTTACATACTTTTTTTCTAGGTGATCAACGTGTATTTTATAAAGAGTTTGTTTATACATTATTTAATACGATTTTCTACACCTAAAAAGGTTTTTGATTTTTCAGTATCTTTCTTTTTGCCTGATATTTCCTCTATTTTATCTATAATTTTTAGAGAATCTTCAATTGCCACCCATTTAGCTTGCGCGGCTGTTTTAGCTTTTTCAGGGTCTAATTCTTGTAAATCTATATTTTGTCTAATTACTTTTTCTAACTCTATTAAAGCTTTTTCAGACGCTAATATTACTTTCTCTCTGCGGTCTTCCATAATTTATTGTTATATGATTTGATAAAATACGATAGAGTTTTTGACCTTCTATGTCAAACTCATATTCAGAGTCTGGTGTAAATCCCACTGTGTCTCCAATGGACACCCCTAACTCATCTAAAGTATCATTACTATAGGTAAGTACTCCTGACAAATTTTCATCTGTTTTAAGAGCCCATTCGCCTTCTTTATATATTGGCTTTACAAAGCAATAATTAGGTAAACTCACCCATTTTCCTGTTCTATTATAAGCAAATATTTGATCGTTAGGAACTAAATATTCATTT